TTCCGATCTGGGAGGACCCGCAAGTCCTAAATCCTCTATTTTTGGCGGAAACAAGCGAACTGGCGCTAACTGGCCACGCTCAGCCCAGACTGGAAACGACCACCAAGAGTGGCGCTTTATCGCACGCTGCCGTCATTGGGGATTTCTCAGAAAAGGTTTTAGGCGTCACTTTGCAACCGTGGCAGTACCGGATATTGCACGGCATGACAGAACTAAACGACGCCGGCAATTTTGTAAACCGCGTGGGTTTGTGTTCCGTGGCGCGGCAAGCCGGCAAGACAACCGCCATGGCAGCGTTGGTTGGCAGCTGGTTAGCAACTCAAGGTTTCGGGCGCGGCAAACCTCAGACCGTCATAACTTGCAGCCACCAACTCGACTTGTCTACCGCGCTATTTAAGTACCTTGCACCCATTCTTGGTGCCAAGTTCAATGCCAAGATTTCGTGGTCATACGGACGCATGAACCTCGAGATGCCAGACGGCAGCACCTGGCTAGTTAGAGCTGCTACACCGCAAGCCGGCCACGGCTACAGCGCAGACCTCATTTGTGTAGACGAAGTGTGGTCAGTTTCTGAGGCCGCAATAGATGAGGGACTTTTGCCGTCCCAGCGCGCAAGAAAAAACCCTCTCATGGCAATGTTCAGCACAGCAGGTACGCCGGAATCAAAAGCCTTACTTCGCTGGCGAGAGCAAGGCATAAGAGCCATAGATGCCGGCCAGCACGGCCCGTTGTATTTTGCTGAGTACAGCCCGCCTAGCAATCTTGACCCAATGACCCCAGAGGCGTGGGTCTACGCAAACCCTGCTCTTGGGTACACGCTCGACATGTCGGTTATTGAGGCTGAAGCCAAGGCCCCAAACCGCAACGCGTTTCTGCGCGGGTCAGTCAACTTGTGGACTAGCTCACACTCGGGCTGGTTAGAAAACGGTCTATGGGAGGCTTGCCTCTACACCGGCGAAGTCCCAGCCGGCGGCGTGCTCGCTATCGAGCAGTCAATAGACGAGGCACGTTATGTGGGTGTGCGCGCCGTGCGCGTAGAAAACAAAACAGTAATAACTACCGCTTTTGACGTTGACAACATGGCCGAAATGTGGGCATGTGTCGAGCGCGAAGTAGAACGCAACCCGCAGCTGCGCATTGCCATAACCCCAGTCTTGGAAACCCACTGCCCGCCAAAACATGAACGCCGCCGCACCATCGTTGGCTACCGTGAGCTGCTGAAATGGACTCTGGCCGTCCGGTCGCTCATTGTAGAGAACCGCATCGGACAAACTGGCGAGAAACTACTTGCTGAACATGTCGAGCGCGCCGTCATGATTAAACACCAAGGCAGTGTGGCTCTCAGCTCTACCCGTTCGCCTGGTCCCATTGAGTTAGCGCGCTGCATGGTTTGGGCCGCCGCTCTAGAGTCCCGACCAAGTTCTGCCGGCAAGCCTTTACTAGTTATCTCTAGGTAGTACACTGTTAATCGGACGGCCTCGCATTTCGTCGGGATTTGCGAGGTTATCCACAATTCGGCTCACAAGAAATGGCACAATATCCACATGGCTATATTTGGCAAAAACAAAAGTGCTGCTATGGGGGCAAGTGTTGACCCAGAGATTAAAGCAGCCGTCGGTTTTGCTAATACGCCAGGCATTTCTAACAACCCTGTAAACAACTTCTTTAACTATGTTGAGGGCGAACGCCGCGGCGCGGCCATGCAGTTGGCTACCGTTTCCCGTGCTCGAGATTTGCTGGCCTCAGTTATCAGCTGCATGCCGTTAAAAATGTACGGCGAAATGTGGGACGAAACCGAGGGCGAGATGGAGGAGATTCCATTAGCGCCGCGGTCATGGTTGCGCCAGCCCGACCCGAGCGTTACCTATAACTTCCTCATGGCTTGGACGCTCGACGACCTCCTGTTTTACGGTCGCGCCTACTGGTACATTTCTGAGCGCTCGGCTGATGGCTTTCCAAGTAAGTTCAAGCGCCTACCAGTTGGCAGCATTACCCTTGGCGACACAGTAAGCACCGTGCCGTTTGGACCATCGGCAGATATCTATTTTGCCGGCAACCCGATGAACGCTAACGACATAGTGCAATTTCTTTCACCAATTCAAGGCATCGTTTATTCGAGCCAGCAGACCATTGCGACCGCGCTTAAAATAGAGGACTCACGTTATACCTATGCCCGCAGTTCCTTACCGTCTGGCGTTTTGCGGCAGACCGGTGGCGAGCCTTTGAGCGCTCAAGAGTTGTCAGACCTTGCAGCTGCTTTTAACCAAGCCCGCTTAACTAATCAAACCGCCGCGCTTAATGAGTACCTAACGTATGAAGCCTCTACAGCGACCCCAGACAAAATGCTGATGATTGAAAGCGCACAATACAGCGCACTCGACTTGGCGCGCCTGTGTGGCGTACCGCCATATCTTGTAGGCGTTTCTACCGGCGCTTACGCATACACAAGCTCTGAGCAGTCGCGCGCCGATTTGTACATTTTTGGCGTGAAACCTTATGCGGATTGCATCGCCAGCACATTGAGTATGAACAACGTTCTGCCAAGAGGGACGTTCGTAAAGTTTGACGCCGAGTCGTACTTGGGAGAAAACTACGTAGCCGACGCAATGCCCGATAACCAGCCACAAGAAAACACACAAGAGGAAATGGCATCATGATTAGATTAACTACCAGCACTTTTAGTGTTGACGCAGCCGCCGCAGACGGCACACCAAAACGCACTATTACCGGCATTGCCCTGCCATACAACACTACGGCCGTAGTTTCTGGCGGCCAAGAGGTCTCATTTTTGCCAGGCTCGTTGCCAGTCGAGGGCAAAGCCCCCAAGCTCTACATGAGCCACGACTCAACCCAAGCCATTGGTTTAGTGACTGAGCGCACCGCAGACGACACCGCAATGTACTTCACCGCCAAAGTATCTACCACAGCCCTCGGCGATGAGGCTTTAATTTTAGCCGGCGACGGTGTGCTCGATTCAGTCTCAGTCGGTGTAAACCCGACAGACTTCAAGTTTGACGAGGACGGCGTAATGATTATTGCCGCCGCCGATTGGCTAGAGTTGTCATTAGTTCCCCAGCCCGCATTTGCCGGTGCCACCATCACCGATGTGGCAGCAAGTATCCACCAAGAACCCGAAACAACCGATATAGACTTATCCACAGACGAACCTTTACCAGAGGAAGTAACCGAAATGTCAGAACAAGTAGCACCAGAAGTTATCGAAGCATCAGCACCAGTTTTTGCTACCGCTAAGCGCGAACCACGTTTGCCAAGCGCCGGCGAGTTTGTCGCAGCAATGCACAAAGGCGGCGAAGTAGCCGCAGCTGCACAACGCATTTTCTCTGAGTACCGCGCATACCACAAGTCGCCTATCGAGGCCGCTGCTGGCGACAACGTACTGAGCAATGACGCAGGTTTGGTACCGGTTCCAATTTTGGGTCCTGTGTTCGCGGATATTAACTACATCGCTCCAGTGTTGTCAGCACTCGGCACTCGCGCAATGCCCAATAGCGGCGCTGGCGCAACATTCATTCGCCCAACATGGACGACTCACCCAACCGTGGCAGAACAAACAACTGAACTCACCGCAGTATCAGCAACCACCGCCGTCATTGCGGCAAATACGGTTACAAAGAAAACTTTTGCTGGTAGTGCCCAGTTGAGCTACCAGGTATTGGACTTCACAGACCCTGCAGCAATGCAAATTATCGTGCAAGATCTCGCCGGACAATATCTCACTGCCGTGGATAATTTCGCCGCCGACAACTTGCTCGCAGCTGCAACTTCAGCCGGCGTCTGGGACCTCTCAGTGACTGACCTTATGAAGTCAATTTACGATGCAGCAGTGGTTACTAGTGCAGCAACTAACTACTTGCCAACCCACATTTTCGTGGACCCTGCAACATGGGCACTCATGGGCCAGCTCGTAGACACCACTAACCGCCCAATTTTCCCAAGCATCGGCGCACCAGGCTTGAACGGTCAGAACAGCCTTGGCGCTGGTCAGGCCACTTCATGGTCGGGTATGAACCCACTTGGTTTGCAAATTGTCGTAGACAACAAGTTTGCTGCTAAGACAATGGTAATTATGAACCAGAACGCATTTGAGATTTACCGCCAAGACCGCGGCATGCTCACCGTTGAAGTTCCAAACACATTGGGTCGCCAAATGAGCGTATTTGGTTATGCAGCAACGTTCGCTGCTAACGCCAACATGATTCAGAAAATTACTCAGGCTTAACCCGAAAGGCGGGCTACCGCCATGGCGGTTTACTCAGTAACCCACAAGTCGTTACTCGACAACTACGCAGTGTTACAACTGCTCACCAGCAACGAAATTGCTGTAGGTCAAAGCATCACAGTGGCGGCCGTTGACGCAACATTCAACGGCACGTACACCGTGTACGCGTTACCAGAGTATTTGTATATCGGCACTGACGCTGAGGGCGATTTGGTCCTTC